TGCGCACGAAGCGGCTGGTGAAGGACGGGAAGAACTGGACGCTTGGACCCGGACCCGGTGGACCGGCCGCACTCGTGATGCCAGCCAAGGACTGCGATACGTCGCCCGTCACGCCGGGATTTCGGGCTGCGCCGTTCCCGGTGCCGGCGTTCCTGCGCAAAGAGGCGCAGGCAGCGCAAGCCAATGACGCCGCGGCCTTCAAGGCCGAGGGCGAGCAAAAGCCAGCCCCGGCAGCCGAAATTCCGGCGCCCGTCGACAACGTGATATCGCTCGAACCGCAGCGCACCGCGCGCGTCATGCCTGTGGGCAAACTCGATTTCTCCGCGTTCGCCGACATGGTGAATAGCCAGCCGGAGAAGGGCGCCGCGCCCGCCATCCGCTGCGGCCTGTGGTCGGATGGATCAGTCGAGATCCAGCGCGATGGACAGACGACCGCCGTGCTGTTCGTCGAAGAGGTGGCCTGTCTCGCCGATTTCTGGAAACGCGTATCCGCTAATGCCAAGGAGGCCATGTGAACTATCGAGACAACGCAATGAAGACTGAGTTATCCCGACTTTGTCAGTCGTTTGGGTGGCGCGCCGACGGCGATGCCGAAGCTCTCATCAACCGTATCACCAATCATGTTCGCGACCTCAAGGCAACCCTGAAATCGCAGGTGGTACCAGATGGGTATGTCCTTGTGAGGAGGCCGAGTTGGCGCAAAGACGCGCCTGACAACGGCGGTGAATACGTTTGCTGCGGTGGGTACGCGCCGTGCCGTGGTGAGTGCGCAGCATACGTGGCCAGCAAGTTCGGTGATGAATTCCAAGACCAGGAGTCCGCATGACCGCCGTTGAAAAAATCGTCGTAGAACAGGCGCCTGACGCCGATGCACCGTTCGTCACCGTCATGAAGATCTGGGCGCGCTGGAATACGCTCGCCGACCGCAAGGAATCCGGAGGATGGTCTCATCCGCAGGACGTCAAGGAATTCATGCGGACAGGGGAGGCCGTGGAGGCGATGGTGCACGACCTTCCGTCTGTGAATCGGTGGGCGGTCTACCGCGCGTTCGGCATTGCGACGGTGTGGCGGTTCCCTCATCTGTCGCTACCGGATGCGCTACTTGAGGCGGAGGAGATGTTGACGCAAAAAATGCTGAAAAATGTTGACGTGAAGCGATATTTCGATTAGGATATGTGCGCTAGTGGTCGATATTGCGCGCGAAGCGCATGAAATTAACGAAACCCGCGCCGAAAGGTCAGCGGGTTTTTTGCATTTGGAGCCACGAATGGTCAAGACCAAAGAGAAAGCTGCTCGCATCCAGGCGAAGCGCGCAGCAGCCGGAAAGACCGGCATCGCAAAAGCTGTCCGTCGCTTCTACAGGCGCGAGGGCATTGGCGGCGCGTGATTTCGCTCCGACGCACAGCGGCCCGGCCCCGCTGATCACCTTCACTGTTGATTTGCGAAACGCTGCCTCATGCGAGCGCCGGCGCCTCACTGGCGTAACCGGTGACCACACGCATGCTGATTGCGTCTGCCGCAGAAGGGTAAAACCAGAAATGGGCCTCTGCACTCGCGTTCGTCCCGGCAGTCAGCAGTCGTGTGGTGATCGCGCATTAGCTGATGCGCAGGAGCGGTGAAAAGCCGCGTGAGTTGAAGCAAGCCCAAGTAAGCCGGAACGCCAGCACCGGCCACCACAAAACGTCTCCTCCAGTTCCAATCAGGGATTGGATTCAGCCCGTCACCCTCACAAGAGGGCGGACGGGCATTTTTTTGCCCGTCTACACAGGAATTCATATCATGGCAGATACCACCAGCACCGGCATCCAGTTTGCCGCCGACCCGAATCAGCCCGCTTACGTGTACAACCACGACGTGGTCGGTATCTACAACCGCCTGAACCGCTTCATCTGCGAGTTGATCGGCAGCCAGAGCTCGGGCGTCAGCCTGACCAACTCGTTCGACATGGCACGCATGCAGACCTACCTGGACTCCATCGACAAGTACCATGACTGGGTTCTGGCCGAAAGCCAGTTGGACCTTCCGGAAACCAAGGGCCTGCAATACGCCCTGGAACTGCCGCCGGTCGTCCCTGCCCTCGAAAACGAGGACCTGGAAGACATGGTGCGCCTGTTCGTCCTGACCCGCCGCGAGCTGACCAACAGCCAGAGCGCACGTGTCGGCTCCGGCCTGCCGATCAAGCAGGACTCGGCCCGCCTGCGCGCCATCACCGACAAGGCGCGCAAGTTCCTGACCGACTACATGACCCCGGTGCAGCCGCTGGACCTGCCGGTTTCGTCGCCGCAGGATGGCGTGACCCCGACCCCGAATCACGGCGTCTGATTTCGCCCGGCCAGTAAGATCGACGGCCCCTTCAGGAACCTCCCTGGTTCTGGCTTGCCGCCTGCCGCAGAAATGTGCTCGCGGCTTTTTTATTTCAGCGCACGACCAGATCGAGTTCGCGCCCGAGCGCTGTCATGGCGTCCGCGATGCGATCGATCTTGGTCGCGTGCTTCAAGTCGGTAAGGCGGTTCGCCTCCTGCTTGGACGTACCCAAGCGCCGCGCGAGCTCGGACGGGCCGACGTCCTGAATCAGCATCTCGTTGAGAAGCAAAACCTTCGACGCCGCGCTCAAGGGTAACGGGATCATGCGCTCGCCTTCCTGCGGCGCTGACGGCATCGGAACCGGGCGTCGATCCTCGAAGTAGAAGTCCATGACCGTCAGTAAAACGTCCGCGGCCATGTCGAGCGCCTCGGCCTCGTCGTCGCCCTGGCTGATTGCTTCGGGTATGTCTCGGAACGTGATGACGAATCCGCCTTCCTCTGCTGGCGTGAATGTCGCTGGATATTTCATGTGCTTCCTTTCGTGGTAGTGCGGAGGTGTAGTAAGCAGAGTGGGGAACCCCTTTCGGGGCCCCCTCCTTATTTCAGTTTCAGTAGTTTCAGAATCCCGTTCAGCGTTCCCTCTTTAATTTCCTTGCTGGGGTGTCGCGGAATCGGGGCCCTTCCACCGTTGAGATAAGCAATCGTGTGCTTTTTCCCTTCGGTGAAGGTGGCGCCTTTACTGGCTAACCACCTTACCAACTCACTCTGCTTCACTACACCTCCTTTTCTCGTTGACAGTGATGCTATGGTAAACAAAAACGTTTACCTAGTCAAGAGAAAAGTAAGCATTATTGAGTACTTTTTTTGATCCGCCATGCACATCACTCTTGAAGCCGAACGCGTATGGCTGATGGTTCTGATTCAGCTGGAGCGGAATCGCGCGGAGCTTCGGCAGGCAACGACATGAGCGGCCCCATCGACGCATACCGCGCGCAGATCGTTCACGCAGTCGTAGGCAGAAAGCCCGTCGCCGTGGAAGACATCGCGATCCTGGACCGCATCTGCCAGCGCCTGGTGGAAGCCGAGGAGGCGCACGAGATCCTGCGCGCGCTCGGCTACGGCAAGTCATGGAGCAGCCTGCCGGAACTCGCGCAGCTGGTCCCGCACTCTACCGCCATGCTGATCCGTCCGCAGAAGTAGGTCAGTGTGCGGGTTCTGATTTGAGAAGGAATAGCTCCCAAAGACCGGGATGCATCTTGGCCTTGCCTGCTTCCCAGTCTTGCCAGGTGCGGAGGGTGGAGTGAATAAGGGTGGCGGCGGCGGTCTGTGACAGGCCCGTCCTGCTACGCGCCTCCCTGATGTCGTCAGGAGTTGGAGAAAGCATCCAATCACACTTCCACAGCAACGAGTTCGGACGGTTGCTCGAGTTGAGCAACCATGTCGGCTTCGCTTTTGTAGCCGGCGTCTTGTGCGCACAGGTCGCGAGCTTCCTGTTCGGTAGAGGCTTCATAGGTGCCGAACAAAGTTCCGTTTGCGCTGACTTCGAAATTTTTCATGATCGCCTCTCTAGTTTTCGCTGCACCCTATGTGCCGCGTCCATGAACATCAGTATACACGGATTCCGTGCATTCGGAAGAGATTAAAGCCTAGCACAGTTGATAGGCCTGCATGGACCTCGACAACCTGTACGCCCTCTACCTGCAGAACAAGCGCAACGCCGAGAAGCGCGGCATCGCTTACCGGCTTACGTTCAAGGACTGGCTGGACACCTGGGGCGAGCGCATCCTCGACGAGCACCGCGGCACCGGCGACGACCGCCTCCGCCTGGAGCGCGTCGACAAGGCCGGCATCTTCGAGGTAGGGAACGTGCACGTCGTGCGCCGGCTGCTGCCCGGGGAGACGCGCAGGGTGATGCGGGCGCTTGACCGGGAGTTGGAGTCACAACCGTGACGCAGGGAGCGCCGCACACGATAACGGGTTGACCGCATATGGGCCGCAAATCAGCACTAACCGACAAACAGTGGCAGCAGATAGGTGAGCGGCTACTGAAGGGCGAAGCTGGGCGCGTCCTGGCTCGTGAGTTCGGTGTCTCCGAGGCGGCGATCCGAAAGCGCTTTGGTGCGCAAACGAAACAAATAAAATCCGTTGCAAATCAATTGGTTGCAGCGGAGACGGCTTTCGCCGAGCTTCCGATAAGTGCGCAAATAAGTGCGCGCACTTTGGCCGATGAACTGAAGGAAATCTCCACGCACTTGGCCGGTGCCGCCCGGTTCGGCGCTGCGACCGCGCACCGGCTGTCCGGCATCGCAAATGCCCAGGTGGCAAGGATCGACGATGCCGACCCGCTCAGGGCTGAATCAATGGAATCGCTCAAGGGCATCTCCGCATTGACGCGCCTTGCAAACGAGTCGAGCACGATTGCGATCAACCTGCTGAGCGCGAACAAGGAAATGGTCAAGGCTGCGATGCAGGACGATGACGTGCAGCCCGTGACGATCGTGGTCCAGGTGGAAGATGCAAGTCGCCCCGAAGCTGAATAGGCCGCAGGCGCGCTTCCTCGCTCTCGATCGTAAGTTCCGCGCATTCGTTGCAGGATTCGGCAGCGGCAAGACGTGGGTCGGTAGCTCCGCGCTGTGCCAGCACGCTTGGGAATGGCCCAAGGTCAACGCCGGCTACTTCGCGCCGACCTACGCCCAGATTCGCGACATCTTCTATCCGACGATGGAGGAAGTGGCCTACGAGTGGGGGCTGACGACCAAGATCCATGAGTCGAACAAGGAAGTGCACCTGTTTTCCGGCGCGCGCTACCGCACGACGGTGCTGTGCCGTTCGATGGAGAAGCCGGGCGACATCGTCGGCTTCAAGATCGGCAAGGCGTTGATCGACGAGTTGGACGTAATGAAGGCGGTCAAGGCGGCAATCGCGTGGCGCAAGATCATCGCCCGCATGCGCTACAACGTCGACGGCCTGCGCAATCAGATCGACGTCACGACAACGCCCGAGGGCTTCAAGTTCGTCTATCAGCAGTTCGTCAAGGCCCTGCGCGAGCGCCCGGAACTGGCCAAGCTCTATGGTCTGGTCCAGGCGAGCACGTACGACAACGCCAAGAACCTGCCCGACGATTACATCGATTCGCTGCGACAGAGTTACCCGCCGCAGCTGATCGAGGCCTATATCCGCGGCCAATTCTGCAACCTGGCGAGCGGTAGCGTCTACCCGAACTTCGACCGCGCGCTGAATCACACGCCTGAACGCATACGCGAGGGCGAGGCGGTGCATGTCGGCATGGACTTCAACGTGCTGAACATGACGGCGGCGATCAACGTCGTGCGCGACGACCTGCCGATGACTCTCGATGAACTGACGAAGGTGCGCGATACGCCCACGATGGCGCGCATGCTCAAGGAGCGCTTCAAGGACAAGGGCCACGCGGTGGCGATTTATCCGGACGCCAGCGGGCAAAACACGAGCAGCAAGAACGCGAGCGAATCCGACCTGTCGATCCTGCGCCAGGCCGGATTCACGGTCGTCGTGAACTCGACAAACCCGGCTGTGCGCGACCGCGTCAACGCGGTGAATGCCTTGATCCTGAACGACGCCGGAGAACGGCGCTGGAAGGTGAACACGGATGCCTGCCCGGTGCTGACTGAGGCATTCGAACAGCAGGCGTACGACAACAACGGTGAGCCCGATAAATCGACTGGGCATGACCATCCGCCCGATGCTGTTGGATATTTTCTGGTGAAGCGCTGGCCGATTACCGCGCGCATCGCCACAGTCACCCCGCTGCGAATGTAAAAGGAAATCATGAGCGACGTCAGCACAAAGACCGATTCCGTCACGGCGATGGAGCCGGATTGGGAATTGGCGCGTGCGCTGCTCGGTGGAACCAGGGCGATGCGCGAGGCAGGGCAGAAGTATTTGCCGAAGTGGCCGAACGAGGACCAAAAAGCCTACGACTGCCGCCTGGCATCCGCCGTGCTTTTCCCGGCGTACAAGCGCACGGTCGACACGCTGACCGGCAAGCCGTTTGCAGAACCGATCACGCTGGGCGATGACGTTCCGACCAATATCGCCGAGTGGACGCAGGACATCGACCTGCGCGGCCGAAACATCGACGCATTCGCCGCCGATCTGATGGAGTCGGCGCTCGGGTATGGCATCTGCGGCATTCTTGTCGACTACCCGAAGACGCGGGATGAGCAAGGCAGACTCCTTTATCCAACACGCGCAGCGGAAATTGCCGCGGGCGTGCGGCCGTACTTCATCCAGATCCATCCGTGGCAGGTGCTGGGATGGCGCGACGAGTACAGGGACGGCGCTTGGCAGTTGACCCAGCTTCGCTTGATGGAGTGCGTTGACGAGCCGGACGGCGAATATGGCGTGAAGTCGGTGAATCAGGTGCGCGTGCTTACGCCTGGGGCCTGGGAGCTCCAGCGTCAGAACGACAAGAAGGACTGGGTCCGCTACGACAGCGGCACGACGAGCCTGGACATCATCCCGTACGTGCCGGTTTATGGACAGCGCACAGCCTTCATGACCGGCAGGCCGCCACTGATCGAGGTCGCGAACCTGAACGTCGCACATTGGCAGTGCGCAAGCGATCAGCAGACCATCCTGCACATGGCGCGGGTGCCGATCCTGGCTGTCATCGGCGTGAACGACGATTTCGAGATGACTGTCGGCGCCGCGAGTGCGGTCAAGATCCCGGCTGACGGCGATATCAAGTGGGTCGAGCACACCGGCAGGGCGATCGAGGCGGGCGCCAGCGAACTGGAGTCCATCGAAGAACGCATGCGTCAGGCTGGCGCGGAACTGCTAGTGCTTCGCCCGGGGAAGATCACGGCGACGCAGACCGCCACTGAGAACGCGGTCGGCATGTGCGCGTTGCAGCGGATCGCAAGCAACCTTGAGGACGCGCTCGACCAGGCGTTGCAAATCGCTGCACTGTGGGTGGGCGAGAAGTCAGGCGGCAGTGTGCGCTTGTTCAAGGATTTCGCCGCCGCTTCGCTTGCTGACGCATCCACGCAAATCCTGCTGGACTCCGCAAAGGCTCGCAAGATCAGCGACAAGACGTATTTCGCCGAGATACAGCGCCGCGGGATCGTGTCGGCAGACATCGATTGGCAGGACGAGAAAACGCTGATTGATGCCCAAGCGTCGACGCCGCCGGCGCCGTAACTACAGCTGATTGTATTAAGCAGGAAACCTGAACACCAGGGCCTCGCGCGAATGCTCGAGGCTTTTTTCTTGCCGCTAGCGGAAGCGATGCGGTGCACGGCCAGGAAGGCCACCTTGATGGGCGGATGCCCGGGAAGTCACACCATGCCATTCAAATTCAATGCTGACGGCACCATCGCAGTGGATGCCGAGAAGAAGTTGCCGATTTTCGTCTACGGAGACGGCCGCGAAGCCCCGTTCGACGCCGATACCACCATCGCGACCATTGGCCGTCTCAATGGCGAGGCAAAAACGCATCGCGAGGCGAAAGAGGCGGCCGAGGCAAAGCTGAAGGGCTTCGAAGGCATCGAGAATGCCGAGGATGCCCGCAAGGCGCTCGAAACGATCAAAAACCTGAACGCTGGCGAACTCAAAACCGCCGCCCAAGTTCAGGAAATCAAGGACGCTGCAGCCCGGAGCGCGCAGGAGCAGGTCGCTGCTGCAGCCAAGGCGAGCGCCGCCCAGATTCAAGAACTGACGGCCACGCTGGAAAAGCGAACTGCCGATCTGAATAGCCACATGATCGGAAGCGGCTTCGCAAATTCGAAGCTCCTGACTGATGACAAACACCCCCTGCGCCTTGCTATCCCAGGTGAGATGGCACGCGCTTACTTCGGCGCCAATTTCCGGGTAGAAGACGGCAAGATGGTCGGCTACGACGCCGCCGGCAACAAAATCTATTCGGCTACCCGCCCCGGCGAATTGGCGGACTTCGACGAGTCGCTCGACCACCTCGTGCGCGCCTGCCCGTTCAAAGACCAAATCCTCAAGGGAAGCGGCGCATCGGGTGGTGGCGCCGGCCAAAGCAAGTCGGGCGCCGGTGGCGACAAGCAGATCAACCGCAAGCAGTTCGAATCCATGAACCCGACCGACCGCGCTGCCGCGATGAAGAGCGGCATGACCGTCGTGGACTAAGCATCACTGGCCGATTGGCTGAGCAGTATCCGTATCGCAATGCCAAACCCTGGATGGGGGAATTGGCGTATGGGCTGGATGGCCTGTGCAGTTATTCAACTCCTACTTCGATTTTCCAGATGACCCGCCTTGAGCGGGTTTTTCTATTTCTAGAAAGGTAAAGCAATGGGTACTCTGACTCTGACTGGCCTGATCCCGACCATCTACGAAGCGATGGACGTCGTGTCCCGCGAGAAGGTCGGCTTCATCAACGCGGTTTCGCAAGACTTCAGCGCCGAGCGCGCCGCACTGAACCAAACCGTGCGCTCGCCGGTCGTGGGTGCGATGGCTGCCGAAGACCTGGCCGCTGCTGCGTATGCGGCTGACACTCCGAACCAGACCATCAACTACGTCGACATGACGATCTCGAAGGCCCGCTCGGTCCCGTTCGGCATCACCGGCGAGGAAACCAAGGGCCTGCAATCCGCTGGCACGCTGCAACAAGTCAATCGTGACCGCATCGCGCAGGCGCTGCGCACGCTGGCCAACGAGATGGAAGTGGACCTGTATCAGGAGGTCTACAAGACGGCCAGCCGCGCATACGGCACCGCCGGCACCACGCCGTTCGGCACCGCCGGCGACTTCTCGGACTTCGCCGGCTCGCACGAGATCCTGGACGAGAACGGCGCGCCGGATGCGGACCGTCACCTGATCCTCGGTTCGACCGCCATCCGCAACATCCGCGGCAAACAGTCGGTGCTGTTCAAGGCGAACGAAGCTGGTACCGAAGACCTGCTGCGTCGCGGCATCATCGGTCAAGTGGAAGGCCTGGATGTTCACCAGTCGGCCGCCATCAAGGGCACCGTGACCGCTGGTACCGGTGCTTCGGCGACCACGAACACCACCGGCTACCCGGTCGGCGCGACTGTGATCACCATGGCTTCGGCTGGCACCGGCACCGTGCTGGCTGGCGACTTCGTGTCCTTCGCTGGCGATACCCGCAAGTATCTGGTGGTCTCGGGCGACACCGACGTTTCGAATGGCGGCACGCTGACCCTGGCGGAGCCGGGTCTGCTGCAGGCCATCCCGGCATCGGCAACCGCCATCACCGTCGTCGCCACCGCCACCCGCAACATCGTGCTGCAACGCTCGGCCATCCAGCTCGCCACCCGCGCGCCGGCAATGCCGGAAGGCGGCGACGACGCCGACGACGTGATGATGGTGACCGATCCGGTGTCGGGCATCACCTACGAGTTCGCGATCTACAAGCAGAAGCGCCAGGTGCGTTACGAGGTCAACCTCGCCTGGGGCAAGAAGCTGATCGCCCCGCGTCACACCGGCATCCTGCTGGGCTAATCGCCAACCCGGCCCGGTAGCGTTCGCGCCGCCGGGCCATCCAGGGCCATGACATGGAAACCATCAAAATCAAACCGTCGCACGAGTCGCAGGGCGATCACGTCGTGATCAACAAGGCTGACTTCGACCCGGAGAGGCACGAGTTGCTTGAATGCGATGCTGGTGCCGCGCCGCCTGATGCTCCATCGCCATCTGGTCGCCCGGGTCGCAAGCCGAAATCCGTCGAATAAGGTTGTGCCATGCTCACCGATGCACAAAAGCTAGACTGCCGCCGCTGGATGGGATATCCGACGCTGAATGCCGGCTTTCGGGACATCATCTTTACGACCTCATTCGGAGCGGTGTCGATCACGGACAAGCTTGCGAACCTGACCGACAGCGAAGAAACCGTGCTGATCGACGTCTACCTGACGCCTCTGGCAGCGCTCGAGGCAGCGATTCTGACCGCTGGCGACAATCTCGACACGGACGCCGCAGCTGTATGGAAGCGCAACGTCAACGAGCAAAGCGACCGTGAGCGCCTGTTTGACTCGGTGCGGCGCCGGATGTGCGCGTTCCTCGGCTTCAAGCCGGGCCCGGAGTTAGGCTGCGGCAGCAGCTTGTCGTTGGTACGCGCATGACCGTCATCGCGTGGGACGGTAAGACGCTGGCAGCCGACAAGCGCGCGACGTGCAGCGGCCATCCGGCCACTGTAACGAAGATCATGCGCACGCCAAAGGGCGAGTTGATCGGGGCTTCCGGCGACCTGGACACGGCACGGGCGCTGCTCGCTTGGTATTGTGCTGGCGCCGATGCGGCGACCTTCCCGGACAACCGGAATGGCGACTTCTGCCGCGCATACATGATCGTCATCACGCTGGACGCGAAGGTGCACAAGTACGAGCGCGAGCCAGTCCCGATGCTGTTCGAAGACCCGTTCTCAGCCATGGGATCGGGCCGCGACTACGCGCTCGCCGCGATGCATCTCGGCTACAGCGCTCGTCGGGCCGTGGAAGTCGCGTGCGCGCTGGACACCGGTTGCGGCAACGGCATCGACACATTGAAGCTGAAATGAGCACAACCCTGGTGCGCGCGTAAGTAGCGCCCAGTCTCAATCAAAGGAACGCCATGGCCACTGTGCGTGCAGTCAGCGACAGCATCTTCACCATTGACGAAGGCAGCGTCCTGAACCTGGTCGGTTCGTCCGATGCGGTCGGCATTGCCTATCGACTCGACGGGGAGGACGGTGCGACCAATCCCGTGCAGTCGTGGGTGCTCGGCACCGGCATGCATTCCCCCATCGGCCCTTATGCGGGTAGGACGCGCGTTCTGGTGACGTGCGCGTTCGGCAGCATCAGTGCGGAGGTTGGCGACGCATCGCTCGCAGTGCCGCAATTCGTCTATGACGACTCGGGGAACGTCCTGGGGCTACAGGGGCCAAGCAATTCGGTCATCGGTTTGGGCGGCAGCAACCTGCGCGTGTTCAACGTCTGCGACTACGGCGCCAAGGGCGGCAGCAACGACGACTCCGACGCGGTCAATGCGGCCCTCGCTGCGATCTACGCCAACAAGGGCGGCACGCTGGTCTTTCCGTTCATGATGGCCGGCTATACGTTCGGCTCGTCCATCGTCATCGATCCGACCGCCTATGTTATGGGCGGCGGCATTAACGTCCACCTCGGCGGGAATGCGTTCACCCCGACGCACGCGGGATGGTGCTTCGATGTCAAGACGAACTACTTCCATGCCAACTGCGGCATGATCCTCGGTAACAAGCCCGTATTGATCGAGGGCCAGGGCGCTGCCATCTATAACGGTGGCGGCGCGTCGGCGCTCGGCGGCGTGCGTTTTACCGATGCCGTCTTGTACGCACTGCGCGACCTGACAATCCGAGGCTATTCGGGTGGAACGGCTCTTCAACTGAACATCTCGTCGAGCGACAAATCGACCTGGGTCGAGCATGGCGAGGTGGCGAATGTCCGCGGCTCCGGCAATCTGACTGGCCTGCACGCCAAGTCCAGCAACACGACGGCATCCTTCCTGGGCAACAAGTTCCACAACCTCGCGTTCGAAGGCAACGTCAACAACGCCAAGCTATACAACCTGGAGGGCCTGTTTTTCAATGCCTCCTTCGACATGTGCGGCGGTTACTACAACCAGAGCGGCACGACCGGCGGCTGCGGCTTCTACCTGAATGGCGGCTACTGCGGCACGACGTTCCTGACGCCCTGGATTGACGCCGGTGGTGCGGGTACGCAGAGCACCGCGACCGACATCGTGCTCGGCCCGAACTACGAAGGTGTGACAGCCCAGTATCAGCCGATCCTGATCGGCGTCACGGAAATCGACCTGCCGCTGAACTGGCGCACGAATTTGCGTGTGGTCGGCCCGACCAACGTCACCGGCGCCCTGTCGGGTCTGTCCTCGGGAAATCCGCGCGAGGTGCTGGTGGCGAACCGCACCTATTACGTGTCGAACAGCGGTTCGGACACGGCGAACACTGGCTTGTCGTCGGATTCGCCGTTTGCGACCGTGGCGCATGCGCTTAGCGTGATCTACGCGACCGTGGACTGCGCCGGCTACAACGTCACGATCCAACTGGCCGATGGCACCTATACGGCGCCTGTCGTCGTGCAGGGCATGCCACTGGGCCTGGGCACGTCGTCGCTGATCCTGTCGGGGAATGTGGCTACGCCCGGCAACGTGATCCTGTCCACGACCGGCAACCACGCGATCCGGGCCTCGCTAGGTGCAATCGTGACCGCGCAGGGGATCAAGGTCACGACGTCGGGCAGCGGCGCCGGCATCCGTGCCGAGTCGCGCTCGGCAGTGAACATCGGCAGTGGCATGCAGTTCGGTGCGTGCGCAACGGATCACATTTCCGCGACGGGCGGCTCGCAGGTATCTATCAACGCCGGCTACACGATCAACGGCAACGCCCCGATCCACTGGGACGTGTCGTTCGCTTCGACGCTGCTTTCGTTCGGCAACACGATTTCTTGCGCCGGCATCGCGTTCTTGAACGTGTTCGCCAGCTGCTCTGAGAACAGCAGCATCGGCGTGTCGGGCACGTTCAGCGCATCCGGCGCCACCGGCGGTCGTTACAACATCAACAGCAGCGGCGTCATTCAGACCTACGGCGCCGGCGCGTCGTACCTGCCGGGCAACGCTGACGGCTATGTGGACACTGCAACATTCGGAGTGTATGCGTAATGGCCATGACCGGTGACCGCCTGCAGGGCTTGATCTACGCAGGCTATGCAAAGCTCGCGGCGCGGCAAGGCTCGACGTACGACGTTTACCGCTTCGACGAGCCGATCGCGGTCACGGACGACATCTACAAAATCGCGCGCATCCCGGTCGCATTCGCAGCCGAGAAGAAATTCGCGATCCCGAACAAGTACCAGCAGCCGGTGTGGTACTGCTACGCCGACGGCCAGGTGCTGCAACCGCGCGACATCCTGAAAGGGCCCGCCGGCACGTTCTACATCGGCGACATGCAGCCGAACCTGCCGATCCAGGCGGTGGAGACGAACCACGTGATCGCGATCGGCCGCGGCTCGTACGACGGCGGCGACCAGTCCATCGAGTATTACGCGACCGATATCCCGTGCTTCATGCAGTTCAAGCGCGAGGACATCAAGCAGTCGCAATACGCGACCACGATGGGGCAGGCAATCACGCACTGGACCACGTTCATTCCGCTGCCCGAGGGCACGCTGAAGCAGGATGACGTCGTGCAGGACGAGAACGGCATCCGATACATCGTCGACGCGCCGGATTTCACCAGCATCGGCTACGTAGCGCACTTGAGGCTGATCACGATATGACGATGACCATCGATCTGGCGCAGGCGCTCGCGTGCCTGAACCGCCTCGCCGCGCTCAACATGTCGCCGTGGATGGCGAAGGTCGGCCAACAAGCGCAGCAATCGGTCCAGCAGCGCATCCAGCAATCGAAACAGGATCCGGACAACGCCGCGTGGTCGCCGTGGATGCCGCGCACCGAGAAGTACCGCGTCAAGAAGGGCAACGCCGGCCAAGGTCTGCTGTGGGACGACGGAACGCTGCTCAATTCGATCAAGTTTCACTCGACCCCGGACGGAGTCTCGGTGAGCAGCGAAGTGCCGTATGCGTCCTACCTGCAGGACGGTACCGAACGCATGGCCGCACGCCCGTTCATGGGCTGGTCCGACGAGGACATCGCCGGCGTGGAGTTCTCCGCGGTCCAGTTCATCGAGGCGCTGCTGTGAAAACGGTGCGTCTGTTCCTCGACCACACCGAACATCGCGACGGCAAGACCATCAAGCACAAGGCGGGCGAGGTCGTCGAACTGCCCGACGACGTCGCGGACTTCATCGTTCGCGCGACGCTGAACAAGCGCGCCTCCGATCAGCAAATCGCCGAGAACACGCCGGGCACGCCGGAAAGGAATCGCAAGCATGATCTCTGAAAACGCAGCCGACCTCGTCGCGCGCGTGACGTCGGTTCCCGCCTTGGCGAATTCCGCCGGCTTGGCGCTCGGCGGCCGCGGCGCCGACCCTGCATTGACCAAGATTCCACTGCCGGCGGCATGGATCATGTTCGGCAAGGATCAGGTCGACGAATCGCCTTACGGCACTTCTCAGTCCGGCGGGCGCGGCGGCTTGATCCCGAGCGGCGAGAACGTGCAGCAGGTTTTTTCCGTTGTGATCTACGTGCCGTACATCAGCCAGGACGACCTGCTGACCACTCAATACCCGCTACTGGAATCCGTGATCGCCGCGGTCCGCAACAACGGCCAAGCTGCCCCCTCCGGCAATCGCTGGCGATACATCGGCCAGAAGCTCGCCATGGTTTACCCGGACCGCCTCGCCTACGAACAGCACTACACGCTCGACGCTTTCATGTAGCAGCAACCTGCCCGCGGTGAGCGGGATTCTCTCAACAAGGAAATATTATGCCCCTCATCAGCAATAACGATCTGCAGGCCATCGGCGACAAGCTCGCACGCTTTGCCGCCATGTCGGTCGGCGATCCGGCGTTCGACAGTTCGTTCACCGCCGGCCTCGACGCTGCAAGCAACGCGGTCCTGTCCGGCTCCGGCAGCATCGCGCAGTACCTGCTCGATTCGAACGACGAAGCCGTGACGGCCGACCTGCTGCCGGCGGCGCGCGACCTGGACGAGTCGCATCCCGTCGTGCCTACCGGTTTCCTGCTCGGCATCCCGGGCATCAGCGCAATGATCAAGGCGCTGGATACCCACGTGAAGCGTTACGCAGCTGCAGCGAACCTCGACGCCTATCTGTCGACGCTGAACGCCTCGGGCCCGACGCTGCGCTTCCATGCGGCTTTCACCGATCACCTGAAAACGCTGTCGGCCAAGAACGTGTTCATCGGCGCCGACCTCGACATCGCCCGCGTGAACGTCACCGGTGCCACGACCGGCACCTACACGCACCTGGCCGCGATCGACAAGACGAAGTATTCCGGCGCCAAGCTGGTCGCCAGGAATGTCGGCGCCCTGACCTCAACGACCGCGCTGTCGATCACCGGCAAGAAGTTCGACGGCACGACCGCGACGCTGACGGTCTCGATCGCCACGCTGACCGACGGCACGGAAACGAACCTGTCCGACACCACGAAGGTGTTCGTCGACGTGACCGGCATCACCGTCACCTCGGGCGGCACGTCCGGCAACGTCATCAAGATCGTCGCCAAGACCGACCGCGATATCTCGGCCGCCTAATCAACTTCCCTCGAAAGGTAAATCACCATGGCATACAACGACAATTCCTACGGCCTGTTTCAGGGGCAGTTGTTCCTGGCGCCGCGCGTCATGAACGGCGCGCTGACTGGCGGCTACAAGCCCGTGGGCGACGCCGACATGTTCACGATCGACCCGAAGCAGAAGTTCGAGGACATCAACGAGAGCCAGACCGGTCTGGGCCTGACCGCGGCGCACATCCCGACCGAGACCTCGATCTCCGTCAAGATGCGCATGCTGAACATCAAGCTGGACAACTGGGAGCGTGCCATCTGGGGCACGCAGTCGGGTGCGCAGGCCGGCGGCACCGTGTCGGGCGAGGCGCTCACGCTGTACGCCGATTCGGTCGCGCCGCTGGCCCATCCGGGCGTCTCGAGCGTCGCGATCTCCGGCCTGACCGAAGGCACCGACTTTATCGTTGACGAGCGCCTGGGCGCCGTGACGATCCTGCCGACGTCGACCGCGACCTTCCCGATGACGACGACGGCCTCGTACACCTACGACGCCTACAGCGGCAAGGTCGAGGCGTTCACCAAGAACCAGCCCGTGTTCTCGGTCCTGCTGCTGGGCATCAACACGGCCAACTCGAACCAGCCGGTCAAGGTCGAGTGCTACCAGTGGGCGCCCGACATGGCCAAGACGCTGAACATGATCGAGAAAAAGCACATGACGTTCGAACTCGACGGCATGCTGCTGCAGGATCAGGCCAAGCCGCTGCCGACCTCGGACTCGCCGCTGTCGCAGTTCTTCACCGTGACCAAGGCGTAATCCATGAGCGAAGACCTGAAAGCCCTGTTCCCGGGCCAGGAGGTCGTCGCCGGCGGGGAGACCATCAAGGTTTCCCCGTTCGCCTTCGGCCAGTTGCCCAAGGTCGCCAAGTGCTTCGCGTCGATCAAGGACGTGATCGAAGGCGGCGACCTGATCGTGATCGCCTCGGTGGGCGGCGAGGATCTGATCGAGCTGCTGTGCCTGGCCGCGAAAAAGGCGCGGTCGTGGTTCGACACGCTGCCGGCCGACGAGGGCTTGGCGCTGATGGCGGCCGTCATCCAGGTGAACCGGGATTTTTTCGTCCAGCGGATGTCTCCCGTTCTGCAGCGCCTCACGCAAGCCGTGAATGGGACTGGGGCGCGGTCGTCGCCCGTCTCATCCGCGCCGGCCACCGATGGGGCGACATCCCCGGGTACACCCTGAGCCAGATCAAGCTGTTCCTGCGCGAGGCCAGTGTGCTCGAGCGGGAAGAGGCGGCGCAACGCCTGGCGCACGGATGGATGGCGGCGAATGCGGAGGGCGACAAGATCAACGAGGCGATCAAGAAGCTGACTGCGGACTAGCGCTTCCTCGGTATCTGCGCCAGTCGCTCCAGTTGGTGTAGTTGATCGTGGTGGAGCAGCAGGACCTGTGTTGTGGCCGCAAGCGCCTGCGCCGACCGCGTGTATGGCGCCGGGCTGACCACGACGGCCATGTGCGCGCCGTAGTGCATCCGGCCAGCCACGACCTCCTGCACGGCGCGATTGCCGACCGGGTGCGTGTACTTCTTGCACTGGATCGCCACTTTCGTGCCGCGCAGGACCGCGATCACGTCGACGCCTTGGTCCTGCAATGGCGTCGTATGCGCCCGCCAGCCGGCGTCGCGCAGTACCACGGCACAGTAATCCTCGTAGGCGAGCGGTGAGAGCGCTGAGACGTCCGATGCACGCAGTGTCGAGTCGCGGCGCAGCGCCTGGCTGCGCATCGACCGCCATGCAAGGGAGGTTACGACAGCCATGACGGCCGTGTCCTCCCACGGTATGCGCGAGACAAACCAGCCTACCCCCAAGAGAAGCAAGGCAAGCGCGCACGATCCAGCCAGATTGGCGAAGAGTTGCCGCATTGTCGTAAATGTAACATAACCAAGTGAGCGCCCATGGGTTCCGTGAACATCGAAATGCGCCTGAACCTGGTCGATACGGCCAGTGCTCCGGTGCGAGCGTTCATCTCGACGCTTGACGCGTTGCAATCTGCGGTGGCAGGCGTCTCGTCGCGCCTGGCGGGCCTTTCCGGCAGCATGGATGCGCTCAGCGCGTCGCTCGGCCTGATCAAGACCAATTCCGCCGGCGCGGCCACTGAGCTCGGCGCCGTTGGCACGCAAGCCGGCACGGCTGCCGGCGAGACCGCGCGCCTGGAAACGACGATGGCGGCGCTGTCGCTGTCGCTCGAGCGCATTGTTGGTCAACTCAGCTTGACGACTACCGGCCTTGCTGGCGTTGGCGGCGCTGCAGTTGCGGCCAGCGCGGAAGCCGGCGCCGCAATGAATGCGGTCGGCACCGGCGCGCAGGGCGCAGGCACGCACGTGAACGCGCTCGCTGCCTCGATCCGCGGCATGGGTGAACTGTGGGCCGCCTTCAAGATCGAAAAGGGCCTGAAAACCGCTGTACAGGACGCCGCCGAGTACGAGCGCACCGACAACCGCCTGCGAAACATGAACCTGCGCCCGGATGAGTCGGACGCGATCCACCAATCAGTACGCCAGACCGGCCGCGACTTTCACCAGTTCGATCAAAACGAACTGTTGGAGATGGCGATTGACCTTCGCAACGCCACCGGCAGCGCGCACGAGGCAGCAACGGGCCTGAAAGGCTTCGCGGAGTCTGTCTTCGCCATCAACCTGTCGATGCCGAGTGGTAAAAAGCTCGACGAGCAGGGCACGCTGAACTTCGCCAAGTTCCTCGAAGGCCGCGGCGTGACGATGGACCCGGCCGCCATGGCTGCGCAGCAGGATCTCGTGACGAAGATCGTCGCCGCGACGCAGGGTCGAGTGAACCCGAACAACTTGTTCGGCAACCTGACGTACGCCAAGGGCGGTCTCGGCCGCACGATGGACGACGAGGCGCTGGTGACGTTCGCCGCGATGATCGAGCAGGATTCGCGCGGCGGCGGCACCGGTGGCACCATCGGCACGATGCTGACCTCGTTCGTCAACAGCATCTCGAAGGCGAACGCGATCACGACCAAGAACCGCGACGAGTGGCTGAAACTCGGCCTCGTCGACCCGGAAAAGGTCAACATCAACGCGAACACGAATCGCGTGACGAGCATTCAGGCGGGCGCCATTGCGGGCACGGATATCGTCGGCAAGAACTTCAAGCGCTGGGTCGATGAGTACTTGCGCCCGGCGCTGGTCGCCGCCGGCGTGAACATGGACGACCTGACCGAGGTCAAGGCGAAAACCGACGTCCTGTTTCCCAACCGAAATGCTTCGGAAGCCGCATTCCAACTGCTGTCGAAGAAGGATTTAATCGAGAAGGACTCGGCCAACATCAACCAGGCTGCCGGCAAGGATGAACAGGTCAAGAACGGCGAAGCCCTGTCCGCAGCTAACTGGGAGCGCTTTCACAAGTCCATCAACGACTTGGCGATTGCGATCGGCACGACGCTTCTGCCGGTCCTGAACCCGCTGCTGGAGGGCTTCACCAAGATTCTCGAAGTGCTCGGCCACCTGAGTCAGGATCATCCGGTGTTTGGCTTCATTCTGGGACTGTCCGGCGCGCTGGGAAGCGTCTCGCTCCTGATCGCCGGCGTGACGCGCCTGTTCGGGCCACTTGGCGCGGTCCTTGGCGTCACTGCGGAGTCGTTTGGCGGCTTCGGCGCGGTGGTCAGCACGGTCGGTGGGTTCATCGCGGCCGCGATCCCGATGATCCTCAAGTGGTTGCTGCGCCTGGCCGGTCCGATCGGCGTCGTGCTGCTGATCTGGGACGCCGGTCTGGGCGACTGGATCTCGAAACTGGAGGTGTTCGGCCATTCGGTCGGTGATTGGGCCTTGTCCCTGGCCGACAAAGTAGCGACCTCGTTCCTCAACATGTGGGTGCGCACGAAGGAGTACTTCGGTTTCCTGTCCAAGGACGCGGCCGACGCACAGGTCGAGGCGAACAACCGCGCGAGCGGGCAAAAGCAGGGCAAATTGGGCTTTGGCGGCCCGCAACCGACTGCAAAGCGCGTCGGCGCGTCGGGCGATTGGGACCGCGGCGAGGATGTGTCGCCGCAAGCGAGGGCGACCGAGGAAAAGCTCAAGCGCGAGAAGGCGATCGCGAGGCAACTGGAGGACAACAAGGCCGGTGCATCCGGGCTCGGTGGCGGCAAAGCGGGCGGGCGCTTCAAGAACTACGACGCCAACCTCGACGACGCCAAGAATGACCTACGCCTCGAAGAAGATGAGCTCGCCCGCCACATGAAGGCCGAGGATGAGCTCTACAAGGCGGGCAAGCTGTCGATCGACGAGTACTACGACGACAAGCTGGCTACGATCCGCAAGAGCGTCAGCGCGCAGATCGCCGAGCTCGAGCGCGAGCGCGCGGCCTACCAGCGGCAAGGCGACAAGGCCGGCGTCAATCGCGCCAACACGGAAATCGAACTGCGCAAGCGCGACCTGTCCGACAGCGAGAAGTCGGTCGCGGTCCAGCGCGAGAAAGACCTGAATGCGCTGAAAGAGAAGGGGCTGCAACTCGACGCGCAGCAGCTGCAGGCGGAAGGAAAGAAGAACCAGGCCGTCCTGGCGCGCGAAATCCAGCGCCTCAAGAAGGACCAGGAAGAATACCTGCGCAACGGCGACTATGAGCACGCGGTGCTCGCGCAGCAAGCCATCGACACGGCGAAACTGACCTCCGCATGGGAAGCGTACGGCGACGCCGTCAAGAAGGTGCACGAGGACACGCAGACCAAGGAAGCCGCGGTCGACGCTGAACTCAAGTCCGGCAATCTCACCAAGTACGAGGCCGAGCAGAAGATTTTCAAGCTGCGCCAGGAAGAAGCGGCGCAGCTCGACGACCTGATCGCGAAGGAGAGGGCGCTGATCGAGGCATCGGATGCGCCGCAGGCGGTCAAGGACCAGCGCCTCAAGACGCTCGACCTGTCGCAGGCGAGGGCGAACGCGACGTTGTCCGAGATGAACCCGGAAGACATGCGCGTCAAGCAAGCGCTCGATGGCGGTCTACAGGGAAGTTTCACAGGGCTGTTCCGGAACATCATTTCCGGCTCGAAGTCGGCCAGCGCGGCGTTCAAGGACTTCGGGAATAGCATCGCGAACGTGGTCGATCAGTTGGTGGCCGAGCAGCTTGGCCGGCAGCTGTTCCAATCGCTGTTCGGGCAGGCCGGCGTGAGCATGGGTGGCGGCCCGACTGGCGGCGGCGGATTCCTGGGCGGGCTGTTTGGCGGCGGAGGTTCTGGCGGTGGCGTCGATGCGAATGCCGACATCTCGATGGTCAACGGCGCATCGGGTGGCGGCTTCATGTCAGGTATCGGGGACTGGTTCTCAAGCCTCATGAGCTTTGACATCGGCACTGACAACGTCCCGCAGGACATGATCGCGCAGATTCACCGGGGCGAGATGATCGTCCCGGCGTATGACGCCGAGCGTATCCGCAGCGGGCGAGGACAGGCGCCGACGCACGTGACGAACAACTTCACCGTGGCGGGCAACGTGACCCGCGAAACGCAGTCGCAGATCGCGGTGCAGGCGTCGCTCGGCGTGCAGCGCGCAACCAGGAGAAACGGATGACGGGATTTGCCGAGGTCAGGGTCGACGACAACCTGATCATCTATCGCACGGTGGGCGGCCCGACCTTTTCCACGGCCGTCAGCGTGGTCGACTCAGGGCGCGAATACCGCAACGCGAACTGGTCGCTTCCTCTCGGGCAGTGGGAGCTCGGCGAGCGCGACATGATGCCAAGCGACCTGGAGGCGATGAAGAACTTCTTCAACGCGCGGCAGGGCAAGGCGCAGGGGTTCCGCTTCAAGGACTGGGCCGACTACCGTGATGGTGGCATGGGCGTGCTGGTTGCGGTTCCGGGCGTCTCGGGCAGCTACCAGATGTACAAGCAGTATCCGTCCGGCGGCGTCACCGGCCTGCGCAAGATCGTCAAACCCGTCGCGGGCAGCATCAAGGTGTACAGCGCGGGCTCGCTGGTCACGGCGACGGTGAATTCGACGACAGGCATCGTGACGGGTGTTTCTGCCGGCACGCTCACGTGGACCGGCGAATTCGACACGCCGGTACGCTTCGACACCGATCAACTGCGCGCGGAGTTCATCGGCGCGACCGGCCCGGGTGGCGCTGCGAACGTCAAGGACGTCTATTTCCACCTGTACAGCCTGCCGATTACGGAGCTTCGCCTGTGAAAAACCTGAGCACGGCACTGCGCGACCATTACGCCGGCGATGTCACGACGCTCACCACGTGCTGGAAGGCGACGCTGCAGAACGGCACCATCGTTGCAGCCACCAAGCTCGACCGGGATCTCGTCATCGACGGCGTCACCTATCAATCCGTGATCGGCTACTTCGATTCGGATGTCGAGAACAGCGCGGAACTCAATCCCGACAACCTCGAGGTGGACGGCTTCCTCGTCTCGCCGGCGATCACCGACGCCGACATCCGCTCCGGCGCCTGGGACTACGCCGCAATCGAGATGTTCGAGGTCAACTACAACGACCTCACGATGGGCAAGAACATCCTGCGCACCGGTACGCTCGGGGAAGTGAAGGGCGGGCGGATCAAGTTCACCGCGGAGTTGCGTGGCCTGATGCAGGCCTACACCCGTACCATCGTTCGCTTGATGACCAAGGATTGCAATGCCGACCTCGGTGACAGCCGCTGCAAGGTCGACATGACGTCGTTCACGGCAACCGGCACGGTGGGCGGAACGAACAGTATGAACAGCGTGATCTACGACGCCGGCCGCACCGAAGCGGGGCCGGATGGCGCCAAGGCGATCACGGGCATTTCGCAGGCGGAAAGCGCTGTGGTGACCTGCCCGACGCACGGGTTCGCGCAAAATGCCATCGTGCAGCTGTCGGACATCGTCGGTTGCACGCTCGATGACGCAACGAAGGATGGCGTGTTTTATGCGGGCAGCGGTGACGGCCTGAATGGCATGCTATTTCAGATCAGGGTCATTGATCAGGATCACTTCAGCATCCCGCTGGACACGCGCGCCTACAACGCTGATAGCTCGATCGGCGTGACCGATCCGCTGCAGGTGTACTCGTCGTACGTCAGCGGCGGGCTTGCGCATCCGGCGAATGCAAGCGGCTACTTCGATCACGGGACGATCACCTTCAACTCGG